CAGGTGGAGGTGGAAATGGAAATTCAGGAAGTGGCACGGCAGGCACGGCTAATACTGGCGGTGGTGCAGGAGGTGGTGGGGGTTCTGGTTCAGCAGGAGGCTCAGGCATAGTTGTTATATGGTCACCTATAGCTACCCCAGCTAAGACTCCTTATGTGCAATATGCAGCTATCGCTGGCGGTGGTGGGGGCGGTACTAATTGGGGATCTGGCGGTGGTGCTGGCGGTGTATTACAAGGACTTGCACAGGTAACAGCAGGTACAACTTATACAATAACAGTTGGATCTGGCGGAAGTAATGCTTCTACAGGTGTTAATAGCTCTATAGCTGGATCAGGTCTTACTACTATAACGGCATCAGGAGGTGGTGCTGGTGTTAATCCTAGTGGAGCTGGTGGCAACGGAGGATCTGGAGGTGGCGGTGATTCAAATGGCGGTACGGCAACTTATGCTGGTGGTACAGGTACTACAGGCCAAGGATATGCTGGCGGTTATGGATTATTACCTAACACATTAGCAGGTGTATCAGCAGGTGGCGGTGGTGGATATGGAATGATTGGTAAGAATGGTGGGCAAAATTCTGGTGATAGTAATGGTAACGGAGGCGATGGCTTTACAACCTACATAGCCAACCCAGCAACGTATAGCTGGTCTAATTATCTTAATAGCAGTACGTATTATTCTTTAGGTACAACCTCTAGCGGTGGACCGTTAGATTTAACATCAGCTACATTTACTATTGAATGTTGGGTTTATGTAACAAACCCTTTTGATTTTGAATCAATCATAGCATCTGCTGGTACTAACATAGGAAGTAATCCTAATGTAGATTGGGTTTTAAGATTAATGGCTAATGGAACTGTTAGATATGATAGTGTTTCTGGTAGCAGTAATCTTACAACAACAAGTACCGCCACAATTAACAATGCAGCATGGAATCACATAGCAGTAACTAGATCAGGTACATCTATTGTAGTTTATGTTAATGGTGTTGGTACAACAGGTTCTGGCTATTCAACAACTAATACAAATTTAAATATATACATTGGTTCACAAGGAACTTCTGGTTTTAATGATCCTTTTGGACCAGGATATATATCTAACTTAAGAGTAGTTAAAGGTAGTTTAGTTTATACATCTAACTTTACTCCTCCTACCGCACCATTAACGGCAATATCAGGTACAAGTTTATTAACCTGCCAAGCTCCTACATTTACAGATGCTTCTAGTAATAATTACACTATTAACTTAGGTGCTGGTTCACGTTCCATAGCCTCCCAGAACCCATTTGGTGTTTCATACGCAGGGGGTGGTGGTGGTGGTGGTTATTATCCTAACGGAGTTGCTGCTGGTTATGGAGGTATGGGTGGTGGTGGTGCAGGAACAACAGCACAATCTACAGGTGGTGTTGGACAAGCAGGCGTTGCTGGTAGTACAAACACTGGCGGTGGTGGTGGTGGTGGTTCTGGATCATCAGGTTCTGGTGCATCTGGCGGATCTGGAGTACTCATACTAGCTTATCCTTCAACATTCCCAGCAGCTTCATCTACGACTGGTACACCAACTGTAACAACCACTGGTGGATATCGTGTCTATACATTCACTGGTACAGGCTCTATAACATTCTAATGAAAACCCTATTGTTTCTATTTTTGGCGGTTACGGCGTTTGGCGATACAATGTCCAACTGGGCATTAATTAACGGTGACGGCACTGTAATAGCCGTATTAGTAGCTAATCAAGATGTAGGTAGTCAGATGCCTACATTTACATCTAGCGTTTATCCTGATGCCGTTAAATGCGTACCAGCAGGCAACGCAGGCATGGGCTGGCATTATGATGCTACGACTAACACGTTTACAGCTCCTTTGCTCGAGGTAACAACCAACGTAGCACAAGCTCCAGCGTTGTTTACCCTGCAAGATCCTACGCCTGTTACGTTCACGACGAATAATGCCGTTGCAACGCCAGCCGTAACGACTAATAACCTTTCCATAACAACTAATAATTCACAATGACTCCTACAACTACACGTTACCAATGGCAGAGCACGTCAGGTACTACTGCTTTAACCACGACTACTGCTACGCAAATTGCTCCTGCTGTTTCCACCACCGACTATAATGGTAACACAATAGGATCACGTAACTATCTTACAGACTTAGTCGTTTCTAATACCTCTACAACTGTAGGCACAACTGTATCTATCCTCGATGGTTCTACTGTCATTTGGACTGCATACGCTCCTAACGTCCCATCAGGTACACAGGTATCTCCACTCATAATCAACCTCACTACGCCTATACGTGGCAGTGCTGGTAATGCTTTAAGCATCAAGCTAGGTACTACTTCAGCTAACGTCTATTGGTCAGCTCAAGGCTTCTACGCTAACACATGAACGATCATATTAATAAGCATGGATTCGCCTATTGCATGATTGTTATGGCATTAGCGGATAGCTTTGCTTCACAGTTTAAGGGAGTCAGTCACCAGCAAGTTAGCCAGATGAATTGGCTCGACTGGGCTGTTAGTATAGCTGAGTTTGTAGCAGCTTCAGGTACAGTTATTGCAGCCTATTTAAAGAATCAACCTTATGAAACGCCTACCACTCCTGTTAATACCCCTCCTGCTAAGTAGTTGTGCTAGTACGGCTACTAAGAACGCTTCGTCTTTTGTTAGCCAAATAGCAGCTATGAATGTTTCTGCTGCTGATATTACCCAAAGTACCAACACTCCTGTCTATAGCCATAGCGAAAGTGCTACAGGAGTTGCTTGGACTTCTACAGGCTTTTCAGTTCTTAATGTTAAAGCTAATATTGGTATTCCAATTATTGGTACAACATGGAGCTTTTCTGCTTCTAGCTTGACCGCAGGTTCAAATCCACCAGTCATTGTTCCTACTAAATGAATTGGGTACATTGGTTATTAATGGCATTTGCTATATTTGTAGGCATATTAGCCTTATCATATATCGTGCTATCTATATTGTTTTGGTGGTGGAACAGAACTTTCTGCAAAGATAAATGAGTTACACTAGACCGTCTGATATAGTCATAGCACTGCTTTGCAATAAAGCCTACAAGTTACCACAACTTGCAGATCCTACTACTATAGATCTATCTGATTTAGGTTACACGTTAGTTGACGTACTATACAGTAAAGATAAAGATGGCATGAGACCATACGGTTTTATAGCCAATGCTGAAGATCAAGGTCAGGTAGTTATATTTCGTGGTACAGAAGCATGGAGCGAATGGGCTAATGATCTAGACGTTAAGTTCACATCAGCTATACCTATTTGCAGTGGTAAGATACATGAAGGCTTTTTTGGCCTATATTTGCATTTACAGACAAAAGAGGGTGATGATACCCTTTGGCGTAAGAAACTCGATCCTGATAGCCTTATCGTGGCTGGGCATAGCCTTGGTGGTGCTTTAGCTACGCTCCTAGCTACTGAAATACAAGCTAGAACACTTGTTACCTTTGGTTCACCTAAATGTGGTGATGAAGTATTTGCTAATTGTGCTAAGGCTTTATTGTCAGAAGTCGTACGTTATGCGGTACGTTATGACGTAGTGACACAAGTTCCTATGTATGCTTTTAATCAGGCTTGGATGCACATAGGCGATCCAGTTGTTTTAAATGAAGGAAAGGTCAATGATTATAACTTAGTAAGGTATCATTCTCTTGACACCTACATCGCTCTACTTAAAACCAAAGGTATGGTATGAGCGAATTTAATCCACAATCACACGACTCCAACTTTGCTAGACTCTTTGAGCGTCTAGACAATCAAGACAAAGTGCTTGCAGAGATTAAAGAGCAAACAATTAAAACTAATGGAAGAGTAACCGTATTAGAAGGATTTAAAGGCCAAGTAGTCTTGGTAATCTTTTTAGGATTTTCGTTATTAACGCTTTACGCCACTTGGCGTTTGAAATAAAAACCCCAGTCTATACGACTGAGGTTAAGACGATCCCCTGCCAGAGATCAGGCATCAATATGCAGCCCTACTGTCTTAATGATAGTAGGGTTGTTTTGTATAACATTGTCAATAGTATTCTAAATCGATAGAAGTACCTTCCCTATCGTTAGTGGATTTGATTTGTTCTACGATCAGTTCTATATCACATTCACGGTCATCTTTTAATAGACCTGCATACCGTAATGCGTCTAATGAATACTTGATTGAGCCAAACTTGTTGTCGGTATCAAGGAGTCGCTTCCTCCAGCAAGTGAACTTGACACGTATGCGTCTAGCAGTGCCTGTTGTGCTGAGTGTTTCAGCTTGTGGGCTTTGCTCCAATGACTGCCGTATATCTGGTTCGGTGATGGTGGTACGTAACCTTTTAGCCATAGACTTATTTTTTTTGGCTTTAGGTTTATTATTGGTAGATACTTCTGTTGTAGTTCCACTGTTAAGCCTATGGAAGTCTTTTGAAGCTGCTTTGAGTAACGCCTGGAACTCATACGGTGTCATTGATTAGGTTTTTTGTTTTGTAAATTAAAGTTAATTACAGGCTGGTGATGAGCTATGTAATAACTTGTGCCTATTGAAAGGATAACTACCGAGATAGTTATCCCAACAATAATAATAAATCTTTCTGTGTAGGATAGATTCATTTTACTAACGTGAAAAGGTATGAAAGTACCGCACCGATTATTAGGCCAAGCATAAAGCCTTTAATCTTTGCATCCTGTTCATTCTTTTCTGCTACATATTTGGGTACGTGGGTATCTGTATTTCCATAGTTCATAACGACTGCATTTTAATTGTTATAAGTTTTTTATCTGTTGGGGTTAATCTGCTCCATTCATATCTTACGAGTCCTGCTAGTTCTGGATCTTTTTCACATACTGCTTCCCAGTTCTTAGGCTCAATCAAAGCCATAACTTTAATTAATGCTTGGTTCTGGGTAGCTATAGAAGCCTTCTTAGCCTCATCGTAAGATTTAATTGCAGCTTTGAGATGGTACTCAAATTGATTACCATCCCAAGGTCCTATTTTTGTGAGGTTATGTTTTCGGATTTGCCGTCCGAAATATTCTCTCATGTGTTTTGCTAAGCTCATTTGATTTGTATGTTTTCTTTTTCAACGAGCTTTGCTTTACCTTCTAATTCATTTTGTGGATCACCGACCTCGAGAACTTCCTTGATAAAAATCTTATCAGGATTTCTTGTGATTTTAATCTTCTGATACCTAAGTGGCAGATCTTCTACATCAATTAATACTTCAACTGACTTAGACTTTCTCCAGCTAATCGTAGCTCTAGGATCTGATAACTTAGTACCAGCAGATATGAATGTTTGTAAATAGCTGGTTAACCATTGTTCTTTTTTTGTAGATCTTTCTACTCTGGCTTTAAGTTTATCAAGTTCTTCTTCTAAAGCTTTAGTTTCTGCACGTTGGTTTTTAATCAATGTAGCAATGTGGAGTCCTAATGATTTTTGCTCAGACTCAACGAGCTTCATCTTAGATTCTATATCACGTAATATTGCTTCATCAGCAACTTGATCAGAACCGTATTCGATTATAGCACTGGCTTCATTCCATAGTTTTTCTAACTCGATTGTTGTTTCGTATAATTTCATTTTTTTTAAATCCTTTAATTAATTTTTTATCGTTTACATATACTCTTTGTATGGCCTTACGGCCTCTGTCTGCGTTCTCTAATACTTCGACTTTATTCCCTAACCACCGTAACCTAGAGGCATTGGTTACAACGCCTCCAAGTTTGGCAGCAGCAGCCCTAGCTTCGTCATAGTTTTCAGAGAATCTTTGGGCTAGTAGTTCCTGATTTTTACGACCTATGACGAAGTAGGCTAATAACGTTGTAGGTCTTAGCTGCATTAGAACGGTACTTCACCAACTTCTTCATCTAGGTTTACTTCTTCTTGTGTGGCGGTCTTACCCATTGAAGCGTCAAGTGCTGCACGTAGTTCTAAATCTGATGTTTTCATCTCGCCTTGCCAAGGTTGTGGCTGCCATTCGTTTTGATACCATCTTAGCGTATTCTCTGGTAAATAACCTAAAGCCTTACCTTTGTTTTTACCAAAATGTATTATAGCAGTACGCCATGATTCACCATCTGATGCCTCAGTATGTGCAACTTCCTGTACAGGCTTAGGTGCTGGAGTATAAGACTTTACAGGTTTAGCCTCAGCAACTGGTGTTTCTGACTCGACTGGTATTTCTTCTGCTGGTGTAGTTTCCAACCCTGCATCCATTAATACAACTACATGAGCGAAAGCACTACGACACACACGACTAATAGCCCTGGTTTGAGCCATAGCACGCTGTGCATACTTTGGGCGTGCTGCCCAGAGCTTTTCATCTTTGCCTACGTAGCCCTCTGCTTTGCCCCTTACATTGCCAGACGAATCAAGAAGGGAAGCAACTGCTATAACGCCTTCGTCAGTCTCAGTCACACTATCTATTGAGGCTATACAGCCATGTGCTGCTGCAATAGACTGCCAGCCTTCAACACGTACGTATTTACGGCCTTGTATGGGCTGAGAAGTCTTTACGACTATATCACGGCATAGGCCAGCTACATCAGTAGCTTGGCGGTGGTTTAACTGTGCTTGGTTAGTGGTTGTGGCGAGTTCGTTAGTCATTCTTAATATCCTCATTTGGGTTTACGTCATTACCTGTCTTTTTATAAGTAACAGGATCTTGGTTGATATCACTTGTTGTTATTAACTGAGTCCTAAGTAGGCTTTCAAAGAAGCTATCAAAGGACGGCATTTCATTTACTTTGTTATTCATTTTTTTATGGGTTTAGTTGTTTTCTGACAAAATGGTTAGCTTCTCAGCAGCTACCGCATAGCCTTCATTTATAATGAATCGGATCAGCTTACCTGTACTGATACCGCATTTCTTAGCCGTTGATTCAAGCATCTTCTTGGAATCCTCCGACAATTCAAAGGCAATAATATGGCGTTTAGTTTGTGGCTTTTTCATAGTAACGTAAAACAACGTATAACATTGTATAACACAGTCAACACAATTTGTAAAAATAGTTATTGATTTATAAACCCTCGTTCTCAAGTTCGCTAATGTTCTTTAAAGTAGCTCGAATCTACATAGTACACTTTTGGAGGTTTATTTCATTTCCCTCCACTCTCATGTCCCTAGTGCAGATTCGAGCTGCATTAGGGACTTTTTATGCAGTTAGAAAACTAGACGACGCTCGAAGCCCACTGGGTGCGGAACTCTAGAGTTATCGGTGACAGGCTTGATCAATGTTAGACCCACCTGTCTTAATTCCAGTAGAACGAAAGTTCTGTGAAGGCATAAGCTATACGTCAAAAAGGACAATACCGAGCGTGCTTATGTATGTTGGCAACCCCGACTCAGTCTGATGGCATCTGCTATGACTACACTTCCTCCTATCAAGGGGTGAAGTGTGGACCCATACCTCGAACTGATAACATAAACTATACTTTAATATAAATATGTGTATAATAAAAATATCTAACCATTAGTACAAAGGAAAGTATCTCAGGAGTATGAATAATACTACATCAGACTAGTAGCTCTAGATGGTGTCTGAAGATGAGAGTTCGAGCCTCTCATGGTTAGTGTATTATATGTGATACATTGAGTCTTAACATTACTTAAGATATAATACATTAGGTATTAACTTAATTGTAACTATTAAACAAATACATAAATATTGACAAAATAGATAATGTTAATAGCCACTAGAATGTGGCCTCTGCCAAGATTAAGACCGCAGTTATTATTTCAGACCTACATTGTGGATCTACTGTAGGCTTACTGCCTCCTGATTTTGTTACTGAAGAAGGTAATGAGATTAAGCAAAACCCATTGCAAAAGTGGCTATGGGAATGTTGGATTTATGCCCATGAATACAAAACAAAGTTACTCGGAAAAGATCCGCATTGCCTTATCGTCAATGGTGACTGCATTGAAGGAAACCATCACAGGACTATTGAAATCGTTACACCTAATGAGGGAGAACATCTCCGTATCGCAGAGACCGTATTGGGAGGAGTATGTGCCAAAGCCACAAAATCTTATTTTATCAAAGGAACTGAATGTCACGTCAAAGGGTACGAAACGGTCCTCGGTAAAATCTTCAAAGCGGAAAAAAACCCTGAAACGCAAATCCCGATCTTCGACAGACTAGATTTAAATATTATGGGAAACTTGATGTCAGTTAGGCATCATTTCCCAACAACAAGTAGGAGTTATCTTGAAGCATCACAACATACGATCCAACTGGGTAATGCAGTTAATGAGGCTGTACGAGTGGGCGATACTCCTCCTAATATTATTGTGGGTGCTCACCGCCATAGGACTGGTCATTATTGCGATGGTAATCGTCTCACAGTCGTTACTGGTGCATGGCAAGGTCTTACTCGGTTTGGGTTCAAAGTAGTACCAGACGGCAGACCTTGTCCTAGTATATACATTTTAGATTGGCGTAACAAAAAAGAAGGAGAGTTACCAGAGGTACACTTTAGATCCTTTAATCCACCAAAAGCAAAAGTTGTACAATGCTAGTTACTATTGGCAAAGACTCCTATGAAAAGATGTGGAATGAGTTTAACGAGACTCAAGTTCCAGAGACTCCACCAGAAGGTGCTATATCAGCCAGAGAATATGCACATAAGTTTAAAGTAAGCCTAGATAAGGCTGTAGGCATATTAGAACGTGGGGTAATACGTGGTGAACTAGAATGTAAAATGTATAGGCATATACGCAGTAATAACAGATGCGTAGCCACTAAGTTCTATACAATTAAGAAAGTTAAGCCTCGTCACCGCCGATAGGTGCCATCTCGAAGCCTGGTTTGTCCTTTGTGATCTGGCCTTCCCATAGCCTAGCTATACCTGAAGTTTGAAAATCAACTTCATACTGCCATGAGCCATCAGGATTGTTTATGTAGGCTACAACCTGCCCAGGCTCTTGTGATGTCAGTTTATACACTACATCGTAGAAGTTATACTTCATATCTAGGCTCATAACTCAAGTTGTAAGGCTATGGCCTAGCTGGTCAAGACTCTGAAAGTTTCTTAGTTCTAAAGAAATTATCGTACAAAGGGTATTCCTTATGAAATTTCCTAGCAAAATAAGGTGAAGTATCGTTACTAATCTTGTACTGAGCACCTACCGTCATAATCGTTGTCTCCCATCTGATACGATGAAGTATCATATCAGATGATAGATGCTTATGACCACGCTTTATAGCTTGAAATGTGAAGTCCACAAATAAATTCCATATTCTAGGATTTTTAGCTATGAACTGATTAAACTTCTTTTCTAGTCTGGTTTCTAAACCATCAAATACAATTTCTTGTTGTTCAGGATTCATAAACTAAATACCTCCTGTTTCATTCTGTTAGCTGCTATTTCACAATATTCTTCGCTAATTTCTATCATTACACATTTTCTGCCTAAATCTTTAGCTGCTCTAGCAGTAGTACCAGTCCCACCAAAAGGATCAAGAATCCAATCGTTAGGTTTAGACCAATTATCAATTATTTTAATAGGTAAATCTATTGGAAATGCTGCATTATGTCCTTCAAATTGTTCAGCTTTGTTTTCAAATCTCCAAACATCTGACATAGTACCACGATCAAATTTAGAATATCTAAATTCTTTACCTTTATTAGCATACATTTCCATGACGTATATCATCTCATAACTGCGATTGAGTACGTTGTCGTGCATAGCTGGTTGACCAAAACCTTTATTCCAAATAATTACATCTTTTATTTTTTCATTAAATAACCCCATTATTTTAAACCACGCTTCTTTACTGCCAGTAACTAACTGTATATTATAAAATACAGTAGAAGATACTGTAAGGCATTTAAACAAGACTTTTTCATGGAATAATTTATATTCTTCTATAGGCATATCATCACTAAAGTCTTTATACTTTTTAGAAAAATGCTTGGTGTTTTCACGACTAACGTATTTACCATCTCTAACTCTTAACCTCATGTTATAAGGCGGTGAAGTTACAGTAACATTAAAGATAGGTTGTTTTAAAATAGGTATTACATCTAAACAGTTACCATTATAAATAATAACTGAATTATCTTCATAATAAGGCTTCATTTGCGTTTAAATTTAGTCTTAGCCTTATTCCAAAGCATTTTTGTACCTGCAACAAAAAAGAATTTGCAACCCCACTTAGGATCAAACCAAACATTATTGTCTATCTGTTGTTGTAATACCCTAAGTTGCCCACGTATTATCTCGTTAACTTTAATGTAGTCAGCAGCTTCTTCTTTACTGTGTAGTAGTTCAGATTTTAACATTAAGTTACGATCTGCCTCGGCTTGGCACTCTACACGCAAACCAGTCATAGTTGTATGCAAATCGCCTAAATTACTAAGTAAAAGATTATAGCTTATATCTAACTTTTTGTATTTACGTTTAAGTGAATCAAACGCTTTACGATGCTGCTTTGGTGTTAATGTTTTAATTTTTGTTTTTGTTTTCATTTTTAATTTTCCAATTCTTTATACGTTTATCAAAATCTTTATCTTTTTCTAAGTAAGTTTCTAATTCTTTACTTAAATAACCACCTAATCGCATCATCTTTGGACAATGCTTTTCAATTAGTGCGATTATACGTTGATAACTTTCACTTTCTGTATCGGTATGTTTTACAATTCGTCGGCAGGTTTCCATTTTTTAATAGTCTTTAAAAAGGCTTCAGCTCTACGTTTAGCAGATGCAAATATTTCCATAGTATCTTCATCTGAATCATAGCCTGGTGTAAGGTATGTTGAATATATGATTTGCTGTTCAGTTGATAAATATTTCTCAGCATCGTGCATCAAATTTAAACAGCTAGAATATTCAGGTGGAGACCATCTTATTAAACCTGCATGGTGACTGTTACGCCATAAACGATCGTTGTCTTTATACCAGCCACAAAATATGGCTATTGCTTTGTCTTGTTGTAACGGACTCATTTTATTTTTAGATAATACGTTAAGAGTAGATTAACTTAAAAGTTTTCAAACGTGTTGGGTATAACTTCTAACCCACCACCAAATTTAATAACAAATAGATGTGCGTCATCTAATGTAGCGAATGTTAATAGATAATGCCCAGTGTTAGTGGGCACCCAAACAGCATAAGGGTTCATAGTTTGCTTAGGCTTTTAAATTACAAAGCAAACATAAACCAAACTGCCACAAGTGCTATAGATAAAAACAATATAGAACCCACGATTTCTTTGATATCTTCATTATTTAGTTTTTTCATTGTATTTATTAAGTTTAGATTGTAAGAAATTAATAAGTTCACGTACCTGTTTGTTATTTAATGTAGGCCAACCCATAGAGTTGATTGGCTTTGTAACTGATACCGTAAAACAATCTTGAGCGTAATGCGTTGCTACGAACACATGATCATCACTTTTTACAGTGAAGTGCATATCTGTAATAGTAAGTTTGTTCTTCATTTTATCGCCTTAATAAGTTAGAACTGTTCATCGAACCGATCCTCTTGCAACTGTGCCAGTTCGCATTGTGCTTCAAACCAACCATCATTAAACTGACTTGATAGCTCTTGATAGCTTACTTCACTGTTTAAAGGCTGACCGTCATTATATGGATTAAAATGACGTGAATCTGCATATTTTCTGTCTGATGCTGATAATTTGCGAAACGCATTTAAACCTTGTTCAAAGGCTATGTCATATACTGATTTAGTCATATTCATTTTATTTATGTTTATAGTATTCATTTCGTATAACAAGTTAATACAATGTATAACATTGTCAATATCTAAATATTATGTTTAAAGTAATTAGGTGCCTAATTACGTAACTTTTTTCGTTTGCATACGTCTATAAAACATATACTCGTAGTATTATGGTTTCCACTAACGACAGTATTTTAGACACTATTGTTAATCCAAAGAAGTAATACCGTATGGTAATACCTCCAGAAGATGATTTAGATAACCCAAAGGTTATAGGTGATGTCTGTGCTCGTTTAGCAGCAGGTGAGACAACTCATTCTGTATGTAAGAGTTACAAACATTCGTTTGCTCGTAGATTCTGGAATAAGATGAAAGATGACCCAGAGTTTGCAACAACTATAGAAAAAGCTAGGATTGCTGGTGTTGAAAGCCTTGTAAGTGAGATCATTGAAATAGCGGACAATTCAACTCCACAAGACGTTGCAGTAGATAAGTTGAGAGTTCATGCCAGACAATGGTATGTAACCAAAATGAACCCAAAGAAGTATGGTGATCGTGTACATACCGAATTAACAGGTAATGACGGAGCACCATTAGTCATTTCTTGGCAATCTGAGCCAAAATAAAGCCTTTTAACACTTAAAGGGATACGCCACTACCCCTTGAACATAATAATCCCTTATACGCCACGTAAAGCCTTTGTACAATGGCATAGCAGATCACAACGTTGGTCTGTCCTTGTTGTGCATAGACGTGGAGGTAAGACTGTATCTGGTATTAATGAGCTGATAAAAGAGGCTATGAAATGCACATTACGTGCTCCAAGGTTCGCTTACATAGCACCTTATAGGACACAGGCCAAAGCTATAGCATGGGATTACTTGAAACAATACACAGCACCTATACCAGGCCGTGTGGTTTCCGAGTCTGAGTTACACATTAAACTGCCTAATGATGGTCGTATAACGTTATATGGATCAGATAATGCGGAAGCCTTGCGTGGTATATACCTAGATGGTATCATCATAGATGAACCTGCTGACATGGACCCTAACGTATGGTCATCAGTTATTAGACCTGCGTTGTCAGACCGTAAAGGCTGGGCAACATGGATTGGTACACCTAAAGGCCGTAACAGTTTTTATAGATTGTATGACAAAGCAGTTTCTGACCCTGAATGGTACACCATGATTTTACCTGCTTCTAGATCAGGGATCATAGCACAAGATGAATTAGACTCTGCTCGTAAGAGCATGAACGAGTCTGAATACAATCGTGAATACGAATGTAGTTTCTCAGCAGCTATTGCTGGATCTATTTATGGCGACGCTATTGCCAAATTGCGTGCAAATAACCAAATCCAAGATTATGAACCAGATAACGATCTGCCATTTGATACATTCTGGGACGTAGGTGATAGCGACTTTACCTGCATTTGGCTGGTACAAATGGAAGGCAGGCACATCAATTTAGTAGATTATTATTCAGCAAATGGACAAACCACAGGCCATTATGCAAGCAAAGTCAGAGAATGGGGAGACAAATACAGAACTACGATACGAACGAACTTCTTACCACATGATGCAGACCACGTCAGACGTGGCGGTAGCTGGCGTACAGATCTTACAAACGCAGGATTGGATAGAATTACAATCGTGCCTAGAACACCAGATATCTGGCTCGGTATTAATGAACTTCGTTCTCTTTTACCACGATGCTACATCCACAAAACCAACTGCTCAAAGACGTTTGGAAGTACAGATAACAGTGCACCCAGTGGACTCGATTGCTTAGAATACTACCATAAACGTGAAGAAACAGATCGTGACACAATCTATGAAAAACCAGTGCATGATGAGTTCAGTCATGGTGCTGATGCACTTAGGACTATGTCAGAAGCTCACAGACTAGGTATGATTGAAGGCACATCGTTCGTTGCTCGTGAATCTAGGCATACACCACATAAAGTGTTGCGTGGACCTTCACCTCAGTCTTACTCAGTAAAGAAGAAGAATAAATCAATCCGCTAATGGCTATCTTACCCACAAGCAATACAGGCAACACCAAAGCCATAGATAGGACTGCTGGTGGATCTAAACCTGATAGCACACCAGCTACAGGAACAACAAACACTACAATTACAGGTGCAGTTACTAGCGTTAACGGTTCAATAGGAGTTGGTGCTAGTCCTACAACAGGTAATGTAAGTGTATATTTAAACACAACAGGTGTTACTGCTAACACATACGGATCATCTACAACAGTTCCAGTAATCGCTGTTAATGCTCAAGGTCAGATAACATCAGCAACTAATACGAGCATTAGTACACTTACCAATCCTATGACTACATTAGGTGATAGCATCTATGGTGGTACATCAGGTACAGCTACTCGTTTAGCTGGCAATACAGGATCACGCAGACAATATTTTTCACAGACAGGTACAGGTAGTGCATCAGCAGCACCAGCATGGGTTAATGGTCCTGCGTATAATGTTAATGACTTTGGTATTGTTGCAGCAGGAGCTGGCGGTACAGACCTAACATCCGCCATCAACACAATGCTTAGTAGCGTTCCTAACGGAGCGTGTGTTTACTTTCCAAGCAACGGTAACTACTACCGCGTAGATGGACCTATCAACGTATCAAGCAAGCAGGTTCACTTTCAAGGCGATGGTAGCAACACAACCAAGTTTATAACCAATAGCACAACGGCTAACATACTATACGTAACCAATAGCAACTTCACCATGAGTGCTATAGGTTTTAAGACCAATGTTACACGCACACTTGGTTATCCGCTAATCAATGTTGTTAGCAGTAATGACGCATCAAGTTTGTGTAACTACGAGGATATATTCTTAGACGGCATATCAGGTGATGGTATGCTATTCACAGGCTCATGTTTTAACTTACAGAACTCTACATTACAATCAGCAGCTAACTGTGGCGTGTTGTTACATTCCGTAGCATCGGGCGTAACGATGAACAGTGTTAACATACGTAATAGCGACAACACAGCACCTGCGTTTATCATGGAAGGTACGTGTACATCAGCTACCATAACCAACTGTGGATTCGGTGGAGGTGGGGCACGTTATAAATACACGCCAACGTCTGTAACCTCAGACGGAACGTATGTAACAGTTAACCTTTCATCGACCACAGGATTCTTTGCAGATGATTTTATAGTTTTAAAGAATATGGGATCTCCAGCATACAATGGCTTCTGGAGAATCACTAGCGTTACAAGCTCTGCCGTAGTTGCTAAAGCTACTCCAATCTATGCCGTGCCTGCTAGCGGTACTGCTACAGTGGGATCAGGTATAGCTGAAACAATCCCATGTGCCGTACAAATCAGTAATGATACAGGTGCAGTTAATGAGTGCGTAATGGACAACTGCTTATTTGGTGCGGTTGGTTATCCGTACGATCCGTTGTCTTGTTCGTTATATTTACAAGGATCTGACACAGCAGGCGGTACAGGTAGCGTAGAAGGCTGGACGTTCAGTAACCTATACCTTGATTATGGTAATGTAGCCGTAATCGCTACAAACGGCAATTACGTTAACGCAATGAGGTTTAATTTTAGTAACATCATTAGCGTAGCCACACTAGGCCAGTTCTTAATTTCAAAAGTGCCGTCAGTAATGATTGTAAACGCACAAGGTTGTAATTCATTAAAGCTAACCAATGTTGGTGCTTGGACTTCTGGTATTACGGCAAACCCTGGACAAATCTATAGCTATTCAGGATACAATTATTATTGCAAAGCAAGCTCGTCATTTACCAGCACAACACCACCTTCTAGCGATACAACTAACTTTCAAAGCATGGGACCTATCCCAGCGTTCTCGTTTAGCGTGTATGCTTACTCAGATAGCTCATACAAGAGTGAGGCGTTAATGATTAGCAACTGCTCGTTAACAGGTAACATTCAATGGAACGGCATAGGCTATAGCGACTATACACCTACATACGGAATAGTTGTAGATGGTCAGATACAAACTTTTGTAATGGGTAATTCTATTGTATGGGGTAAGACTGCACCTACATATAACCTTAATAGCGGTTTAACATCATCAACTCTAGTAGGTGGCTCAGGTAATCTATACCTATCAGGCACAACTAATCCGCCTACAAAGAATACAACGCCTACTTATTTCCCATGAGTCCATACGATACAATGGTAGAATTTTACCTCAAAAAGCCACAAGAAGCACCATTTGCGGACTATCTTGAATGGCATTTACGTAACGGTTTTGTGTTTAATACTCCAGATTACTTTATGATGGGCAAGAATTGCCGTCGTTATGCACCGCCAAACGAAATAGCAGACTGCGAACACGTATTTGATACACAAGATTCTGACTGTTGGTACATATTTGCCATGTCTGGAAACATGACAAAAGCCTTCAATTCCATGCCATTTCCACTCCCTTGGATAGCTTTTGAACGCATTATTGACAATAAAAGGGAGCTAAGATTCTATAAAACTGAAGATTTACAGCGTTTAGCACAATTTTTAACCACTTAATACTATGGCAGGCGGAGGATCACCAGCAGCAGCAGTACAAGCAGCACCAACACCAGTGACTGCACCACCTGTGACTACATCATCAGCAGAGGTCATACAGGCACAGCAAGATGTTGCACAGCAGAACTTGATGAAAAAATCTATCAAGAAAACCGTATTCGCTGGTGATACTGGCGGTTACAAAGGTATGCCAGGTGCTGGAACTGCCCCAACTGCTACTACCCCAAAGTTAGGATAACACATGGCAACAGATCTATTAGCCAAGGAGCAGCTAAACAAGTACGAATCTGGACGCAGCAAGCGTTCAGCTATATTCGATTCTGATTGGCAAACGATCTCTCAATACTTTTTACCTCAAGAGTCTGATATCAACGTTACTAAGACCGAAGGTGTAACAGGCTGGACAGACCGCATTTTTGATACGACCGCAATTCTAGCAGCACAAACAATGGCTGCTGGTCAACGTAATTGGCTAACACCATCAAGTGAACCGTGGGCACAATTTGAACCACCGATGCCAATGCGTCAGGAAGGTGATGATGCTGCTATTTGGTTAGGCCGTGCCAGTGATATTACCATGCAGGAGTTAGCTCGTTCTAACTTTTATTCCGTTGTAAACATTGGTTACTTACACGTAGGCATCTTTGGTACTGATTGTATTTTCTGTGAAGAAGGTAAAACTGCTTCACTCAATTTCCGTAATACAAAAGTAGGAACATATACCATCGAAGAAAATGATGAAGGTATTGTTGATACAGTACGTCGTGAATTTAAATTAACAGGTCGCCAAGCTATACAGATGTTTGGTGAGGAGAATCTGCCTGAAAAGATGCAGCAAGCAGTCAAAGGCGGTAAGGGAATGGATCGTGACTTTAAGTTTGTACACGCAGTATTCCCTCGTGAAGATTCATCACGCTTACCTGAGAGACAAGACGGTGCTAATAAACCAATAGCATCTGTTTATATCTCAATGGATTTCAGTCAGTGCGTTAGTGTTGGTGGCTATGATGAAATGCCTTACCTTGTAAGCCGTTTCTCAAAGTGGGGTACAGATAGTCCTTGGGGATATTCACCTGCTTACTTAGCATTACCAGATGTACGTCAGATCAATTACATCACACAATACACAGATGCTTTAGCAGAACTAAAAGCATACCCACGTATTCTAGTGCCTTCAAACCTTGATGGTGACGTTGATTTACGTGCAGGCGGTGTTACTACTTGGGATATCAACGAACCCAATGGTAGGCCAGCAGAATGGGCTACAATAGGCGATTACAAGATGGGCATGGAGTTAATCGCTAATAAGAAGGAAATGATTAACGAAGCGTTCTTCGTTCCTATGTTTAAGATGCTAGGTTCAGATCCTCTTATTGATAAGAAGATGACTGCCTATGAAATCTCGCAGCGTCTTGCAGAAAAACTAGAACAGTTCACACCAGTATTTGACCGCCGTGTAACAGAATTTTTAAACCCATTACTACGCAGAGTATTTGGTATTTTATATCGTCAGGGTAAGTTTGGTCAGGCTCCAGAGTCATTACTTGTACAATCTGGTGTTAATACAAAAGGTTTAGCCTTACCTGAAATCACAATTACAAGCAGAATCAGTCTTGCATTAAAGGCATTACAGAATCGTGGTACTGAACAAGCAGTACAGTTCTTACAGCCTATTATGCAATTCAAGCCAGAAGTGGCAGATAACTTTGATTTAGATAAAATGATGCGGAACTACGCCATGAACTCAGGAATGAACGCAGATTTATTCCGAGATGAACGTTCCGTTGCAGCAATACGTCAACAACGCATGAAGTTACAACAGCAACAACAGGCTCTCCAAGCTGCTGAACAACTTGGTAAAGCTGGTAAGGGATTAGGTGGATCACCTGATTTCGTACAAGATGCTGCTAAGAACGCCATGCAGCAATAAACCCAATAATGTCAAAAGCCACACTTGATAAGACAGACCCACTAGCACAAACCAAAATCGAGCAAGGAAGGATAGCAGATTCTTTCTTGCAGGTTATTGGTATCGAAGGACACCGCTCACAAGCACAGAATGATGTTATAGAACATCTACGCAGGTGTGCAGGTGAAAGCGGAAACATATTTCAGTTTTCAGAAGCAGACGGATACAAGATTGCATTAGCAGCAGCACATCGTGATGGTGCATCTTCAATACTACGAGTGATTGAAAGACAGTTACAACTTTCTCAAAAGGTTACAGAACCAAAGCCACAACCCATAACTAAAAGGTAATATATGCCAGATGCTACAGCAGCTCCAGAGTTTGAACTCTTGGACGACGGTAAGATAGTCAATAATCGCAGAGGTAAACAAACCCTGCTTGCTACGTATGACCAAGAAACTGGTCATCTACAGTATGAATCCAAAGAAATATCTGCAAAGCACGGTCAACGTATTTCAGTATTGATTGGTACTATTGGAGATGGTCGTCAGGTTTCTGAACGTAAGATTAAAGAAATTAGCATCAAAGGTCAGAAGCGTGATGAAGTTAAAGCTAATACACCACCACCACCTAAACGTAACAAGTTGCTCGGTGAAGATGATGAGGCATTTAACAAGTGGGAATTGAAATATAAGCCACAACAATTCTATGCACGTTTTGGTGTGTTACTAGATCAGTACGGTGAACCACGTAGAGCTACTGTAAAACGTCTGATTCCTATTATTCGTGATGATCGTAATACGGCAGATGATAACAACCTTGAGAAAATTCAGCAAGGTGCAAAGACGTGGAGTACAGGTGCAATCAATTACGAGATGCACGTAGTAACATTAGATGACCAATTAATTGGTACTCGCAAATGTTCGATAGTATTTACGCAAGACGAAATAGTCGGTAACAATTCAATCACAGATGGAGACGATGACCTATGAGCGATCAAGATTTTAAAGATAAAGCAGCAATTTCTGCTATGGTAGCATTTCGTGAGAAATTTGATTTCTCTCGTGAACAAGATTACAAAGACTGTTCAGCTATGGCATTTAAACTAGCGTTAGCTATGTTTGAAGAAAGAAAAGAGCATTTGGAAGTAGTAAAAGAAACAGAACAAATAGATAAAGAAGTTAAAGCTGTTAAAACTAAAACCACATGATCCCACGCACGCCTTTGTATGATTCAATCACAGGCGATGCACCTGCTGGTGGATCTGCTCCTGCTTTGAATCTAGCTCCTACGCCAGTAGAAGCAAACGTACCTGCTCTTAATCAAACTGCACCTGCAACACAGACAACTGCGTCTGCTGTTAAAGAACCATTTTATAAGAGCTTTATTAATGCTGATGGTACACTAAACCATAAAGCATTAGACAATTTACCCGAACACCACACATCGCTTAAGAATACATTAGCACGTCAAAAGACGTTTGATGATGTATTAACAGTGATGGCTAATCAGCAAACACTTGCTGGTAAAAAAGGTCTAGCACCTTTACCAGCTAATGCTGCACCTGAAGTTGTAGCGGAACGCAAGGCACTCCTCGATTCTATAAACGGAGTACCTAAAGATCCCAAAGACTATGGCATCACAAAACCAGAAAACATAGCCAATGAACTTTGGAATGAGTCCCTAGCTAAGGGTGCAGCAGAAATTGCTCACAAATATAGTGCATCACCGCAGATGCTTAAAGATCTTGTAGCTTTACAAACCGCAGAGCTACAAAAGCAAGTTGCAGCACAAGCAGAATACGAAAAGAATTTCTTTGCTACTCAGCAGAAAAACTTAGAAGCAACCCTGCGTAACGAGAATATTCCGTTAACCAAAGCACAAGAATTAGCAGAGCGTGGTGCTATGCGTTTAGGTTTAGATATGCAGAATCCAGAGCATCAAACATTAATGAAGAACAGCAATGTATTCTTAATGGCTATGCGTCATGCTATGACCACAATGGAAGATAAGTTTGTATCTGGTGAAGCTAAGGCTGGCATGGGCAACAACCCATTAGCTGAAGCTCGTGATATTGCTCATAATAAATCTAATCCTCTATACGATGCCTTCTACAATTCGTCTAGTCCTCAAAACGCTATGGCAAAGGCTCGTTACAAGTCTCTTATGGAAGAAGCTGGTAAGAGAGGAATGAGATAATGAAGATGAAAATACCACGTCCTTTAAAGGACAACTTGATTGCCAGACCAGTTGAGGAAACTAATAAACAAGGATTGCTGATCATTCCACCAAACTATCAACAAGCACTAAGAACGCATTTTAGATGCGTTGTAGTAGGATCTGGACCCTTATCTAAAGAAATGGCACCTGTCGGAAGCATTATTCATGTGTCCGAATCATGGGGTGAGAAATTTATTTATGAGGGTAATATGTTTATCTGTGGTCGCTTACGTGATATCAATGGTGTTATTGATGGTGAGGCATTGACAATACCAGAACATCTCCTAAGTTAACCCTCGTCCCCCAACTTACAACATGGCACAAAATACAGCATTTTCACCAAATCCAGACTTTACAGCACAGATCACAGGTTCTGGAGTAACCGTAGCAGGCGTATCAGGAACTGGTATTACTCCTACTTATGCTTCTTCAATCGAATTAGCACCATACTTACAGAGCACACGTTTTATTGCTATTAACACGACTTCAGCAGTTGGTAACTCAACATTAACTGCTGCATACGTACCACAAGCTGGTGCACGTCTTGTTATTCAAATTAACAACGATTCTTCTGGAGCACGTACAATTACTTTCTCAACAGGTTTCCGTGTTACAGGAACAGTCACAGGAACGGCATCAAAAGCTATTCTTGTTACTTTCTGTAGCGATGGCACAACTTGGAACGAAGCAAGCCGTACAACTGCTATATAATCTGTTTCTTTAGTTCATGATACTAAGCACTTGACTTAACGGTCAGGTGCTTTTTTATGCCCAAAGACGAACAGAGGAGAACCAGCGAAAGCTGACCCGATCATTTGTCGAACAATAGTGTTCGATGATCGATCCCATTTGGGACAACCGAGGAGCGAACGTACAATCCGTACGGCATATCGCTGTACAAAACCTCAATTATAATACTCTCATGGCTGGTGCAATATTCTCACTACCTCCCCATTACGAGACAGCGTTCGACGACATTTGGCGTGAAATCATGGCCCAACAGGTCGATCACCGTCTCGCAGGGATGTACACTTCAGACAATGTAAATGGTAATCAAAAGAGATACGATCAAATCGGTGATCAATCTTACGCTCTGCGTCAGATCACTGCTCGTGCTCAAAAGAGTGAACCATCTGACATTCCTACGTTTTTCCGTTGGGTACGTCCTCGTCCTTACGATAAAACAACTTGGATCGACTACTTCGATCATATCCTTCTTGGTCAGCTCCCTGACCCACAGTCTCCAACAGCAAAGCAACACGCTATCGCTGCTAACAGACAGAAGGATATTATTCTTATCAATGCTCTATTAGGCACAAACTATACTGGTGCTCAAGGAACAACAGCTACAACGCTGCCTTCAACACAGCAAGTTGGTGTTACTTATGGATCAGGCTCTGCAAACTCAGGTTTACAGCTCGCTAAATTAACGCAAACATCCTATATCATGGATAGCAATGACGTTAAAGAAGAGGGCCGTGTATTTGTTTATTCTGCAAAGCAATTAAACAACTTAATCACAAACGTTGATCAAGTTAACAGCGTACTTTATAACGATGTGCGTGCTCTACGTGACGGTATGATCCGTGACTTCATGGGCTTCCATTTCGTTCGTACTCAGTTGGTTCCTTACCAAGCTGGTTCAACAACAATCCGTACCTGCGTCGCTTACCAAAAAGACTTCCTCTTAATGGGTATTGGCGAAGATGTACGTACACACATCGATATTCTTCCAATGCAAAGCCATGCAATTCAAGTGCGTACTGCACTTTTAATGGATGCTACTCGCTTAGAAGAAAAGGGTGTCGTCCAAGTAAATTGCGACGAATCCGTATAACCCTTAACATAGGAGATAACTAACATGGCTATCTGGTACACAGACGTAGCAACAAATCAGCAACAAGGCGTAAACTTCCCAGGCCAATCAGGTCTTGGAATGTTAACTCCTCA